CTGCAGATGCAGCAACACCAGAGGAGCAGTCCGTTGAAGAAAAAGCTAAAGCAGAGCTTGCGTTACGTTTCCTCACTCGCAAGCGACTCCTACCGTTCGTTGAGCGATTCAATCCAGATTACTCAGCTGGCTGGGTTCATAAGGACATCTGTCGACGACTTGAGCAGTTCTCTCGCGACGTGGTGGAGAAGAAGTCTCCAAGACTTATGCTCTTTATGCCGCCCCGACACGGTAAAAGCACGTTGGCGTCTATTTCGTTCCCGGCTTGGCACCTCGGCAGAAATCCTGAACATGAGTTTATTAGTTGTTCTTACTCGGGTTCGCTCGCTATGGGATTCAGTCGTAAGGTTCGTCAGCTCCTACGCGAACCCACTTACAAGACCGCCTTTAAGACACGTCTGGATCCAGATTCGCAGTCTGCCGAAGCTTGGCTTACTAGCTCTGGCGGCGGTTTTGTTGCTGCTGGTGTGGGCGGCGGCATCACTGGTAAGGGTGCTCACGTCCTAGTTATCGATGATCCAGTCAAAAACCGTGAAGATGCTGAAAGCCAAAATAACCGCGATGCGAACTGGGATTGGTACACGTCTACGGCGTATACCCGCTTGGCTCCGGGTGGCGGTGTTTTGGTCATCCTTACTCGTTGGCATGACGATGACCTCGCAGGCCGTCTATTAAAGGCCACCACCGAAGGCGGTGACGAGTGGGAAGTCGTGCGCTACCCCGCTATCGCAGAAGAAGACGAGGATTTTCGGGAGTCCGGTGAAGCGCTGCACCCCGAGCGGTACGACGTTCCGTCGCTCGACCGTATAAGAAGAGCCGTCGGGCCCAGAGACTGGTCGGCGCTGTATCAACAAAACCCCGTAGCCGATGACGGTGATTACTTCAGCCGCAGCATGGTTCAGTACTTCGACCGCGAAGACGTAGACCTCGACCGTATGCGTTATTACTGCGCATGGGACTTGGCCATCGGCAAACGCGACAGGAACGACTACACCGTCGGGATGGTCGCAGGCGTCGATGAGTACGACCAACTGTTCATCGTAGATGTAGTGCGAGGCCGGTTTGATGGCTTCGAGTTAGTCGAGCGGATCCTAGACCTCTACGAGACTTGGAAGCCGTCGATCATCGGTATTGAAAAGGGTCATATAGAAATGGCCCTTGGCCCCTTTTTGGAGAAACGCGTTCGTGAGCGAGGGCTGCACGAGGCGTACTTTAAAGATCTGAAGACTGGCAGGCGCGACAAAGAAGCACGAGCGCGAGCCATTCAAGGTCGTATGCAGCAAGGAATGGTGTATCTGCCTAGAGACGAGCACTTCACGGGGCCACTGGTCGCTGAACTGCTGAGATTCCCTAACGGTGTCCACGACGATCAGGTCGACGCACTAGCGTGGTTAGGCCTGATGATGAGCGAGTTCACCTCGTTTCACGAGACCGTAGTCGAACCCCCCTCTTGGAGGGACAGGTTGGATCACTTGGTTAAGACACCCCGCACCAAATCCGCAATGAGTTCATAACTATGAAGAAGACGACCAAGACCAATCCAGCCGAAGAACATGTGATCGCTCACAATCAGTGGGATCGTTATGTCCGCGCACGCGACAACGGCCACCTCGACTACATCGAAATGGCGAAGAAGTGTGACTCGTACTATCGCGGTGAGCAGAGGGATGACTACGACGTAGCAGCGTTAGAAGCTGAAGGCCGCCCCGCCCTGACTA